ATGGACAAGACCCTAGAAATGTTGTCGGACAACAATCTTCAAAAGGTAATGTTCATCAGGAAGAGGTAGAAGAAGTCGAACAAGACGAAGTTTTACAAGAGGATGAAGTTTCCCCAGATGTTGAAGAAGTAATCGAAAACGAAGAAGTTCTTGAAGAAGAACAAGAAGTCGTTGAAGAAGAAACTGAAACAGAGTCTGATGAAGCTCTCTTCCAAGAAGACTTAAACACACTTTTCGCAGACGAAGAACATCTAAGCGAAGAATTTAAATCTAAAGCAGCTGATATTTTTGAAGCTGTTGTTGTTTCTAGAGTAGCAGCAGAGATTGAAGAAATCGAAGCAGACCTAGTAGAGCAGTATAATAAAGATTTAGAGGAAACAAAAGCAGAACTAATCGCAAACATCGATAAGTATCTAAGCTATGTGACTGAGAACTGGATGAGCGAAAACGAACTTGCTATTGAAAACGGCCTACGTAACGAGATTACAGAAAGCTTTATCGGTAGTTTAAAAGACGTATTTGCTGAACATTACATCGATGTTCCAGAAGAAAAATATGATGTTCTATCAGAAATGCAAAAGCGCATCGACGAGTTAGAAGGCGAATTAAACGAAGCAGTTGACATCGCCGTCAACATCAACGATGAGCATGAGCTACTACAAAAGACTAGAGTATTTGAAAACGTAACAAAAGAACTAGCTCAAACTGAGGTAGAGAAGTTTGCTACATTAGTAGAAGACATTAGCTTTGGTAGTGAAGAACTATATGCTGAGAAGTTAAACGTTGTTATGGAAAATTACTTTCCTAAAAACAATGTTGCTGACGACTCAGACAAGCTAGAAGATAGCGTAGAGAACGATGCGATTGAAACTAATACAGTAATGAGCAAATATGCTAGTGCTATTAGTAAATCTGCAAAGTTTTAATTAATTAATTAATTAAAAAGATTAATTTTTATAAATAAAATAGTTATTAAATTAACAAACTGAAAACACAGGAGAAACAAATGTATCTTTCAGAAGAACTACAAAAGAAGTGGGAACCAGTTTTAGCGCATCAAGATCTCGCTGAGATCAAAGATCCGTATAAAAGAGCGGTTACTACTGTTGTTCTCGAAAACCAAGAGAAAGCTCTCCGTGAGGAAAAAGCTGCTCTTTTCGAAGCAACACACGCAAATGCTACAGGTGCAAGCGTTGACAACTATGACCCAATTTTAATTAGTCTAGTTAGAAGGGCTTTACCAAACCTTATGGCATACGACGTATGTGGCGTTCAACCAATGACTGGTCCAACAGGTTTGATCTTCGCAATGAAATCTCATTACAGTTCACAAACTGGAACTGAGGCTTTATTCAACGAAGCAGACACAGACTTTTCAGGTGGTGGAACTCACGCTGGTTCTAATCCAGTTGATGGAGCTTACACAACTGGTGAAGGTGTTTCAACTTCAACAGCAGAAGGATTCGGTGACAGCACAACTCTAAACGAGATGGCATTCTCGATTGAGAAAACAACTGTTACTGCTAAATCTAGAGCTCTTAAAGCTGAATACACAATAGAACTTGCTCAAGACTTAAAAGCAATTCACGGTCTTGACGCAGAATCAGAACTTTCCAACATTCTTTCACAAGAAATTCTTGCTGAAATTAATAGGGAAGTTATCAGAACTATCTACAAAGTTGCAAAAACAGGCTCAGCTTCAACAAGCACACCTGGAACTTTCGACTTAGACGTTGACTCAAACGGCAGATGGTCTGTAGAAAGATTCAAAGGGTTGTTATTCAACCTAGAAAGAGACGCCAATGTTATCGCTCAAGATACAAGGCGTGGAAAAGGTAACTTTATAATCTGCTCAGCTGACGTAGCTTCTGCTATGGCAATGGCTGGCGTTTTAGACTATGCTCCAGCACTTTCAACTAACTTAAACGTTGATGACACAGGTAACACATTCGCTGGTGTATTAAACGGTAGATTTAGAGTTTACGTAGATCCTTATTCAGCTAACTTAGGTGCTGCTAGCCAGTTCTATGTTGTTGGATAGAAAGGAACATCTGCTTATGACGCAGGTCTTTTCTACTGTCCTTATGTTCCATTACAAATGGTTAGAGCCATTGATCCTAGCACATTCCAGCCAAAAATTGGATTTAAAACTAGGTATGGCATGATTGCTAACCCGTTTGTATTGGCATCTGACGGTTCAACAGACGCTGACTCTTTCACAGCAGACAGAAACCAGTATTACAGATCTGTTAAAGTAACAAATCTTATGTAATATGTCGTTGGCTTAAGGCTAACAATTCTAAAAACTAATTTTGTTTTTATATGGGCTTCAACCGAGGCCCATTTTTTTGACTAATTTAAGAACCAAAATAGACAAGCACTGTTCCATGCGTGTATAAATGACTATGTAGTGTTTAAGACATAAAACATTACATTAACACACTTACACACAAGGAGAAAAATTATGTCAACATCCAAAACAGGGTTTGAAATCAGAGCAGACCTTTTATCCCTAGCAGAGGGAATCCTAATCAACAATATCGAGAATGAGAGGCAGACCATATATATGTGGAATGAGAATCATCCGGAGTCTAAAAAGGAAATGCCTTTAAGGACTGTTGAACCACAAGACGTTATATCTGTAGCAAAGCAGTTTAACGAATTTGTAACCGAGAAGTAATCTCAGTATTCGCCACTTCTTTATACCAAAATGCTTGACTTATAAATAAGTTTATAATATAATAACCTTATTGATAAAAATAGTGGTTGTTTTTTGAATATATTATACAAAATTTTTATAATATGTTATAAATAGCAGTGTTGGAGAAGAAGTGGCATACTCAAAACAAGTAATAGACAGATTCGAGGGCGTGTTAAACGCACCTCAACAATTTTCCGTCGGACGCTTCGATCCCAACGATCCAAATGTTGCAACAGGAATGACAGGAGCCCCAGCTTGTGGTGATGTTATGAAGTTGCAACTGAAGATTAACGACAACGATATTATCGAAGAAGTTAAATTTAAGACTTATGGATGTGGCTCAGCTATAGCTAGTTCCTCAATGTTTGTTGATATGCTTGTAGGTAGAACTATCGCAGAAGCAAAAGAAATAAAGGACAAAGATATAGCAGAGGCATTGGAACTACCCCCTATCAAGATCCATTGCTCAGTATTAGCTGAAGACTCCATAAGACGTGCTATTGAAGATTGGGAAAATAAGAGGAAATAAAAATTAAAATGTTAATAGAGAAAATTAAAGAGGCCCGCGTAGACATAGATGCGTATCTACAAATAGGCCTATCTCTTGTTGTTATGTTTTGTGTATTTTATTCAATTAACGACTTAGTAAGTTAATAAATAGTAAGGAGAATATATTATGGCTAGAACGTGGGCAAAAACTACGGTAATAACTCATACACGCAAAGGAACCTCACAAGGAACTGGCGGTAGAGGTAGAGGCGTAAAAATTAACACATCTACTATGAACAAACACAAGAAACGTTCATACAAAAAATATAGAGGACAAGGAAAGTAAATGGCAGACCCTGCAATAGGTAATTGGGATTTAACTAACCCAACAGAATTAGACTACTTACGCCCTACCGGGTTTAAGTTTCAAATTCATAATATGCCTAACACTTCTTTCTTTTGTCAGTCTGCTAATATTCCAGACATGATGTTAGGGCAGGCGCTTGTTGGAACTCCTTTGGTTGATTACTTTGAACCAGGTGAAAAAATACGTTTCGGAGAACTTAATATAAGATTTCTGATACAAGAGAATATGGAAAACTTCAAAGAATTACAAGCATGGATGGTGGGTTTAGGTTCTCCTCAGGACCATAAACAATATAAAGAATGGGGTGAAAGCCAACAACACAGATTCCCTTTAGTAGATCCTACAAAACAAAAAGCATTAGGTAATTTTTCTGATGCTACACTTTTCGTCTTAGATTCAAACAACAATCCTACATTAAAAATTAATTTTGAGGATTGTTTCCCAATAGCCTTAGGAGGATTAGAATTCGACATCTCCTCAGGCAACACAGAGTATTTTCAAGGATTAGCTTCTTTTCGATATAAGTTTTATACAATAGAGAATATTTAACTTATCAATTAAAGGAGTAAAAATGAAACAGTTATTTACAGTAGCAGTGCTATTCTGTTTTGCTACGGATGCGTTTGCCGACGATTGGAGAATGAGAAAATTCGACATGAACATGGATGGCTTCGTAACTAAAGAAGAATTAAAAGCACTTGGTTGCACCGTTAAAAAAGGACTTTTCAATGTTGCTGATAAAAATGATGATGGTAAACTTTCTAAGAAAGAACTTAGAAAATCATCTGAATATATCATCAGAAACAGATGTCCGAGATAAAAATGTCTACAGAAAAAAAGGTTTTACAAGTCGTTAATTTATCTCCCTCAGAAGCGTGGGTTGAAAAATTAACTGACATACACCCAATGAGACAAGTCGCTGTTGCATCTGTAATACAGGTATGCGTTTTTGGGTTTATGTTATTGGCTTTTAAAGTAATAAGTTTATTTACATAAGAGCTTGACTTTTCATTAATTTTCCTGTATAATACATATATGAGAAAATTAATATTTGTTGCAGTTATCTTTTTGACTGCTTGCGGTGGCGGTGGTAGTAGTGAGGACTCGAATGCAACTTCACCAACCCCTCCCACTCCACCACCCGCTCCTGAGCCTCAATGGGCGTCACCTATTGAATTACCACAAACAGAAACAGATCTATTAAATGCTTTTACATCATTAGTAATACCTGTCGATTATAATAATGACGGATATATGGATATTGTTGCACATTACTTTTGGAATGATTGGGAAAGTAATTTTACAGATACCTCAGACTTACTTGTATTTTATACAAACGATTATGGTAATTGGAAAATAGAAAAGGAAGTTGAACTAAGAAAGGCAACAAGAAAATATGCTAAAGGTGATTTAAATAATGATGGCATAGAAGATATAGCATTTGCTGTAAATGTAGAAGACGGCAAAAAATATAATGAATGTAGCGACATGGCTGCTAAACCTGTAATATTATTATCAAACGGCGTAAGTTATGATATACATGAAGTAGGAGAACCTGATTGGGGACACGCAGTTGATATAGTAGATAACAAAGTTACATTCGCAGGTTTTTGTGGACTTACACAATCATTCGTAAACTTACAACCTGTTGAACATCCTAAAGTGTCAGGGCTTACTTTTAAATATGTAGGCAACAATATAATAGATTATTCTGAAGGTGTTAGACTAATTACACAAGCAGGAGACTTTCTAGATTATTGGGAACTAGATTACGAACTAATTAATATTGTTACATGGAACGGACAAGAAGCACCTGTAAAGATGATAGAATGGAAAGGCAAAACATTAGTAGGTGCAGGTTTCGATACGTTTGAAGTTTTTGAAACTATCGCTGTAGGAAAATTATCAGGCAGACTTATAGAAAATTATGATCCTAATATAACATATAATGAAGTAGACTTACCTTTATATCAAGAACTTGTTTTTATTGATACAATGTATGACGTAATTGATATACAAGATTATCATATTATAGAAGAGGACTATTATAACTTTTATCAAATAGCAGATATTAATAACGATTATTACTTAGACGTCGTTACTCAAATACATTTCGATTACCCAGGTATATATCTATCAAACAGTCATGGCGACTTGAATAAATATAATGGAGAATTGCCAAATGATTTGACTGAAATTACCAAAAGTATGTATTATGACTTGACAAATGATAACGTAGGTGATATTATACAAGTATCAGTTGACAGAGATATACCGTTTATACGTTATTTCAAAGGCAAAGAAAATTTATGATTAAACTAGAAGAATTACAAACAATGTGGGCAGAGGATTGTAAAATTGATGAACTCAATTTAGGCAAAGACTCTACTGCAACACCCGAATTACACGCTAAATATCTCAATCACTTGACTACTTTTAAACTACAACAAAGAAAGTATGAAAGTCAAATGTTGAAACTAAGACGTTTGAAGTGGAGATATTATAGGGGAGAACTTTCTAAAGAGGATTTAGAAAACTTAGGTTGGCCTCAGTATTTAGGACCTTCTCCTATTAACAATCAGATGAACGACTATCTAGATACAGATGAAGATGTGATTAAAATTACAGATAAAGTCGAATACATCAGAGCATGCGTGTTTCAATGTGAGACAATTATGCGCTCATTAAATAGTAGAACTTGGGATATTAAAAACGCTATAGAGTGGACTAAGTTTACAAACGGATTATTATGATTACAGTTACAAAGCGAGACGAGGCTTACCTCGTTATTGATACTGACATGGGCATTGCACAGGAGCTAAACGACTTCTTTACTTTCGATGTTCCAGGTGCTCGCTTTATGCCTTTATATAAAAACAGAATGTGGGATGGTAAGGCAAGACTATTTAATATATACAAAAAACAATTATATATTGGCCTACTACCTTATTTAAAAGAGTTTGCAGAAACGTTAGAATATCCTATTGAAATTAATATAGATGAAGTAGGTGACCCGGTATCATTAGAATATGTTACTAAGTTTACAGACAGTTTAAATTTACAAGCAAACGAACAACCTATTGATATTAGAGATTATCAATTAGAAGCTATACATCACACAATTAATAACGGCAGAGCATTATTGTTATCGCCAACAGCATCAGGTAAATCACTAATTATTTACAGTTTAATGAGGTATCATCAAAGTCTTGGGAGAAAGCAATTGATTGTTGTTCCTACTACCTCACTCGTGGAACAAATGTATGGCGACTTCCAAGACTATGCCTCTGCTGACGAATGGAAAGTATCTGAAAATTGCCACAGAATATATGGCGGTAAAGAAAAGTCAAATGAATTTCCTATTACTATAAGCACATGGCAATCTATATACAAGTTTCCTAAACAATGGTTCTCACAATTTGATTGTATTTACGGTGACGAAGCTCACTTATTTAAGGCAAAGTCTTTAACATCTATAATGGATAAATGTGTAAACACACCTTATAGAATAGGCACAACAGGAACATTAGATGGAACTAAGACACATAAGTTAGTGCTTGAAGGTGTATTTGGACA